TACTATGTATCATTCTACTACTAAGAAAAAGAAGAAGAAAAAGAAGGGAGGTAAAAAACGTGGCGAATGTTCCTGTAAATAAAGCGTTATACTCTAGGGTAAAGTCAGAAGCTAAACGCAAATTCGCTGTTTATCCTTCTGCTTACGCTAACGCATGGCTTGTACGAGAGTACAAAAAGCGTGGTGGCACTTATCGCACAGGAACTAAAAAACGTGGCAAGAAGTAGTGGTGGCTTAACCCGTTGGTTTAAAGAAAAATGGGTTGATGTTAAGACAGGAAAACCTTGTGGCCGTCAAAAAGGCGAAAAACGAGGTTATCCTGCCTGTAGACCTAGTAAACGTGTATCAAGTAAGACACCTAAGACTGCTGGAGAAATGTCAAGTAGTGAAAAAGCAAGGTTTAAACGTGCCAAAACAGGCAGTAAGAAGATAACATACCAACATAGACGCAAAAAATCCACTAAAAGGAGTAAAAAATGACTGAAATCACCGATGAAATGCTAGATGTTATTGAGAAAGTAAAAGGAAAGCGAAATCCTGCACTATGGGATAACAGATGTGAACAATATATGAGAAATAACAAGAAAGGTACTGTAAAAAAGTCAACTACAAGTTAAACTATTTATAAATACTCTTTTTTCTTAGAATAATGGCATTTTTTCGTGGCGAAGAAGGGTCTGTTAAATTTAAAAACGGATCTGGAACTACTGAAGCAGTTGTATCTACTACTGGTTGGAGTTTAGATACAACAAAAGACACCTTAGATGTAACTGCTCACGGAGCAACATCAAGATCATTTGTTGGTGGATTAATTTCTGGATCTGGTACTATTGATTTTTTATATACAGCAGCTAGTGGCAACGAAACTGCAAACTTATTAGCAGATGTTTTAACAACAGAAGATGCTGGTGATGCACAGTTTGAATTATTTTTAGATACTTCTGGAAGCAAAAAAGTAAGTTTTTCTGGAATTGTTACAGGAACAACATTAACTGCTACAACAGGCGATCTTGAAAGTGTAAGCGTCAGCTTTATTACTTCTGGTGCTATCACCAACGCTGCATAGTGAAACTTACTCCTCGCCAAAAAACTTTATTATCTAAGCATTCTGAGCATCATAGTGCAAAGCACATGGAGTTTATGAAGAGAAGAATGAGAGCAGGAGACACTTTTACTCAAGCCCATAAAAAGGCACAATCCAAAGTAGGAAAGTAATGCCACGCAAAAAAGGAGTCAGCTTATCAGTCGGTAGAGGCGAAAAGTCCAAAAAAGGAGGACTTACTGCAAAAGGTCGTGCTAAATATAATCGTGCTACGGGCAGTAACCTAAAAGCACCTGTAACAGAAAAGAATCCTACAGGAAAAAGAGCAGCAAGAAGAAAGAGTTTTTGTGCTCGTATGAGAGGAGTTAAAGGTCCAATGAAAGATAGTAAAGGCCGACCTACAAGAAAAGCGTTAGCATTAAAACGATGGAGGTGTTAAATGACTTATTCAATTCCTGGTGATTACAGAACAAAAGTACAGACCTCTACAAATATTGGAGATATAGATAGTCCTTTTACTCGGACAAGGGCTGTCCTCGATATGATGAAAGGTTGGGAAATAATGAAAGCTGTTACTGAAGGTACAGAGTATCTCAGAGAAAATAGTGAAGCATTTTTACCATTAGAACCAAGAGAAGATTACACAGCATATATGGCAAGAGTAAATCGTGCTGTATTTTCTCCTTTTACACAAAGATTAATAAGAGCAGCTACAGGTTTAGTTCTTAGAAAGCCAATAACTTTAACAGGCGATCCATATTGGACAGAAAATTTTAAGATGGACGTTGATGGTTGTGGCTCGGATTTAGATGAATATGCAAGAAGATTATTAATGTGTTCTCTTACTTATGGTCAAAGTCATATTCTTGTAGATTATCCAGCACCTTCTGGTGCATTAAGTCTTGCAGAAGAAAGATCACAAAATCGTAGACCATATTGGATAGAAGTCGATCCAACAAATCTTTTAGGTTGGAGATTAGATAGAGAATCTAATTATGGAAATCTTATACAAGCGAGACTTGCAGAAAAAGCTGTGCTACCTGACGGAGATTTTGGTGAAAAAGTTTATGACCAAGTAAGAGTTATAGAACCTGGAAGTTATAGAGTATTTCGTAAAAAAGATGAAATTGATGCAATGTATGATGTTGATGATAATTCTTATATGGGTGAATTTAGTACTAGCACTACGGATCAAGAATACAAATTAGTTGAATCTGGTAATTTTTCTCTTGGAGAAATACCTTTAGTTACTATTTATTCTGGTAAAACAGAAAATTTAGTAAGTAAACC